GGCTTCTATCAAGGCGAACTAGAACTCAAGGATGCCATTGCTGGCCTTGAGCGGATGCCCAAGCAAAAGCAGTTTGTCACTAGCTCCACCTTTGCCGCTGCCTACGTTGGCGGCGAAGGAGCCGGAAAATCCGTAGCCCTCTGTACCTCCTGCATCTGCAACGCCCTGATTGAGCCGAACGGACTTTCCCTCCTTGGGCGTCTTAACATGCCTGCACTTGAATCCACCACCATGCGGACGTTTCTGGAGCTTGTGCCTGCCGATATGGGCGAGTGGGGCGAAGCCAAAAAGACCTGGACGTTCAATAACGGCCATCCGGTCATCTTCCGCCATCTGGACATTTCCGACCCGAAAGTGACTGGGCACATACGTTCGCTTAATCTTTCTTTTGCTGGCGTGGATGAACAGTCGGAAATAGCCGAAGAAGTGTTCTTCATGCTCACTGGGCGTCTGCGCCGTAAGAACGTCAATCGCAGGCTCTATAGGGGAGCTTCAAACCCTGCCGGCCATGACTGGCAATGGCGCAATTTCTTCGACCCTGACAGGAAGCCTGAACTGAAAGAGATGAATCTGGGCATTGGCTCAGCCTCAACCGACAACGTGTTTCTCCCGCAGGAGTATCATACCCGTCGCAAGTGCCTCTATCCGCCTGACTGGTACGACCGTTTTGTGCTGGGCAGCTTCACTGACTTTACCGACCTGATTTACAAGGAATTTTCAGATATTTCGCACGTCTGGGACGATACCCGCGAGTGGGAAGTATTTGGCGGGCGCACGAACCCTCCGCTCGATTGGCCGGTGATTGTGGGCATGGACATAGGCGGCGGCGAGGAAGGCGACCCTTGGGCGCTTACTTTTGACGCCATCGCCCCAGATGGGCGCATGTACCAGTTCGCGGAGATTTACGGGTCAGATTTGCGCCTAGCGCCCATTGCTGAACAGTTCCACATGATTATGCAGGGGCGAAACCTTGAAGGCATGGCCTACGACTATGCGCAGCGTGCCGCTGCCATCGAACTTGAGGATTACAACATTCCCGGCCAGCCAGCGGTGAAAGATGTAAAGCCCGGTCTGTTCAAGTGTGCACAGTATTTCCACATCGACCCTACGCTTTCGCATCCTTTCAACCCAAAAATCAACGGTTCCCCTCGCTGTTTCATGTCCGTATCGTGCGAGAAAACCATTGCCGACCATAGCGGCTACAAATGGGCCAAAGATAGGTCCGGTAACGCCAAGAACGAGCCAAGCCATGAACATAGCCACGGATGCGATGCCAAGCGCTACGCCGTTCATACATTCCGGCCACTGCCCAGCGAAATCAAAAAAGTCGAGAAATGGGAGAATCCCGCGCTCGATTACGCCAGCAAAATGTTCTGGCTCAGGAAGCACGAAGCGGAGCAAAAAGAGGCCAAGATTAAGCGCACTGGATTTTCTACTAGACGCCTCATCGAAGCTAGAGTAAAACAACAAGGCAGGAGCATACTGCCGCAATGAGCGCGTTAAATCCATCAAATCTTATGCAGATGGTGGAACGCTTGTTTGAGCACGTTCTTGCCGTTCCTTCCGGTTATAGCTATGTGAAGCATCGCGGGAAATTGTTTTTACCAGTGGCAGGCAAGGATGAATGGCGACTGATGCTCAAGGATTTGGCTACCGGCGAGACGCATCCGATTTTCTTGACCAGTCAGTTTTTAGACAATCTGACGCGCGCACTGGCGGCAACCCAGATGGAGTTTGATAAGTCCGTGCCTGAGCGAGTAATTCAGTGAGCCGTAGCGACCTAAAAATAGAAGAAGGCGGCTTCCCGATATATCCAGGGCGCGGAACAGGAAGCTCAAAGGCGATTGCCAAATGGAATGCCCAACGCCGCGTTGAAAGTGCCGCTGACATGAAAGACCCGCCAATTTTGACGCGCTCGCAGGTTATGTTCTCAACCGCTGAATCAGCGCATGATGAACCGCGCTCCTGCTTCAACTGTCCGATGCAATTTGAAAAGCATGGACGCTGCAAATACTTCGGTCCACGCACGAAAATCTACAAATTCACTCAAGGCGAACAGGACGGCAATCCCATCGAGTACTGGCCTGTGTGCGGATACTGGATTTATGGCGAGCCTTCGCAGGATGCACCTGCCTACTTCCAGAATCTACTCGACCCCGAAGATGCCGGACTATGTTGGGTCAATGCTCCAAAGCCAGGACTTAAACACTCCGGTACGTGTTGTGGCGGTGGCAATGATGGTGACGATTGCGATTACTGGCGCACGGAAGGCGAAGTAGCCAAATGGGATGCCACGGTTGCAACTTGCCGCGTGTTACAATCCCAGACGGCGAATATGGATTGCTGCGCCTGCTGGGATGACGATGACCTTATCTCCTGGCAGATAGCGGCGCAGTTCTTGAAGGACAGACCATGAGGAAAAGTGCGGCGGCGTTTGCAAAGCAAAAGAAATATCAACAGGAATACAACCGTAGGCCAGAAGTTAAAAAGAGGCGTAACAAGTACCTGCGTGCATGGTGCAAGCGCAACCCTGAAATGCGTTTTATGAGGTACTTCCGCCATCGCTTAAAAAAGCGTTACGGGATGACGCCAGAACAATTCTATGAATTAGCGAACGCTTTCGATGGGAAGTGTTTTATCTGTCAGCGTGAAATGATTATTCCAAACAAGGTTACGCGTCCTGTCCGTCATGGTCGGTGCGCTGTAGTGGACCACGACCACAAAATCAATGAGGTTCGCGGAGTAATCTGCAATAACTGCAATCGGGCTATCGGATTCTTGAGCGATTCAGGAATGCTCCATCGAGCTAAAGTATATATCGACTGTTTCAACAAGGTCTACTATGGGACAAGCTGACCTATCCTCTTCTGGCAATCTTATGAAACCATTAGTCCTAGCAGCTATCAAGCTGGCTAAGGGAAAATCAGGGGATAAATCCAAGAAAAAAGCGGAAATAAAAATGAAGCAAAAAGTCGCTATCAAGGTCAAGCATGGATAGCCCAAAAACCGCGCTGGAAATGCAGATTGAGCAGGAAGCCCGCGAGCTAAAAGATGCTCCGGTAATCGAGCCCATCATCGGCGCGATTGCGCGCTGCCACATCTGCGGTGCTGTAGTTCCCGCCAGCGAGATTCAGCCGTTCCGCGAAGGCTTCCATGAGGTACACACAGCATTACCGCAGCGCAAAGCATGTTCACGTTGCCATCCTAGTAGGAATATCACATGATTGTCGCAACAAGTGGAGCAAACCAAGAAACCGTGCTCATCAGCAAAGCGCACTTCGCCTTAAAGGATTGCATTATCCGTTTCCAATATGGGATGACGATAAGTGAAAACATTCTACGTGAACACAAGCAAACACTGGAATCCGTACGTCAAGAGCTAATCAAACGTGGAGTTTTTGAAAATGGCTAACGACCAACGAGACGAGTGGGACAGCTATTCAAGAGAGGAGTTGAAAAATGTGGCAGGTGCCCTACTTGATTTGCGTAGGCGTTTTGGCAGCGCTGTTGTTGGCCAGGGAGAGCCAGCACGCGAGAATCCAGCGCCACCTAATCGACAAGATTCTAGTGAGCAAGGGGAGTGAGGAACTTCCAGCTTCTCCGGTCGAGAAGCTAATGGACAATATCGCGGAGTCGCGCAAGCCGTACCCGAAGGACAAAGCATTGGCGGAGATAGAAAAGAAAATCGAGCGCAGGAAGAACGCTATCCACTTTAACGTGCCGGGGATGCCGGTGTTTCCAGAAAAGAGCAAATAGTTGGCCAGCGCACTTACCGGAATGATGGCGCGTGTTACCGACCTGTTCAAAGGCGGCAAGGATGATTTGATACGCGACAAGCTGAAAGAAGCCTGGAAGGGGATGCCGGAATATCCGCGCAGCCGTTCCAAGGCCGAGCGCGTCAAGTGGATGCTCCAGCGATTCTACTACGAGGCCCAATATGAAAAACTCCAACTCCACAGGAAATGGTTCCGAAACCATCTGTTTTTTGGCGGGTACCACGATTCGGTGCTCTCCGACATCGGATTCACATTTGACTCTTTGGGAGTTAACAGTGCCGAGTACGGGTTTGCTTCTAACTATTACCGCTCCTACATCCGGTATGGGACGGCGATGTATGTTCAAACTGCACCCGAATTTGTCGCTCAGCCCACAAGCCCAGACCCCGAATCCCAAGGAGTAGCCAGCGCCTCGCGAGCCGCGCTGGAGATGATTAAGGAAAACATCGGCTATGACGCGATTCGCGCCATCGAAGCGCAGAACTTGCGGCTCTATGGCAATTCCTTCCGCTACGCCTACTACTCCGTTGACCCGCGCTACGGCTTCCAAGACGCTCCGGTGTATGAAGATGTCGAGCAGGTTATAGCCGAAGGGCAGTTCTACTGCCCGCAATGTGGCTTGACCGGGCAAGGCAACAGCGACATTTGCCCGCAATGCGGCCCGGATGCGCAGATGCCGCTTATCAATCTCCCGCAGCAAACTGGGCAGGTTCCAGTGCTCAAGGGCAAGACTTCCTATCCCAAGGGCCAAGAGATGTGCGAAGTGGTATGGCCGTTTGAGGGCTATTGCCGTTCCTCTTCCAAGTCTTTGTCCGTCGCTCCATTCTTTCTGCGCGTGCGCATGGCGGATACCTGCGCTCTACATGCGACGTTCCCCAAAGCTGATTTCGGGGCCAACTCATCCCCCGTCGAGGGCATGACCGCGAGCGAGGACATCGGACTTATCTATCAGGAAGCGGCAGCGGATTTGCCGAACGACCCAACACAATATCCTGGCTGGTACGAACGCGCCACCGCGCAATCGAAGTCCTTGCTGATTCAGGGCTGGATTCGCCCCAACATGTATTACTTCGACAAAGATTTGAGTGAAGAGTTCAAGGACGGACTCTACGGCGCGATGACCGATGATTGCCTGCTGGAAACGCGCAATGAGTCGATGGACGACCATTGGACGCACTTCAAACATATCCATGTGGAAGGGCGCTTCTGGGGCGATGGCGATGACGACTTAATCCCCATCCAGATGCAGAACGATGAATGCGACCGAATGCTGATGCGCCACGTGGACTGGAACACCATGCCGTGCATGATGGGCGACCCGCAGAAAGTAGACAAGAACAATATCTGGAACGACGCAGGCTACATGGTGGAAGTGAAGAATTTGGGCCAGCGCAATCTTGACCAAGTGCTGAAATGGTTTCCTGGCGGCCAAATTTCTACCGATGTCTGGACCTGGAAGCAGACGCGCTTGCAGGATATGCAGTTCCATTCCGGCGTCAGCCCCGCAGCCATCGGACAGCACGAGCCTGGGGTGAATACCTTTGGCGGTCAGGAAACCGCCGTCTCGCGTTCTCAAGCTATGCTTGGCCCTTTGCAACTCATGTACAAAGAGCAAAACGAATTGTGGGCCGTGCAGATGCTCAAGATTTGCGCGAAGAACTGGCTCGATGACCGCGTACAAGCGGCTATGGGTGTCAACGGCCAGTGGGAATACAAACTCTTGCGCGGGGAGCTTCTCAAGATGAATCATGTGCGCATCGTGGCACGTATCATCCCAGAGGATTTCAACAAGCAGCAATCGCTGGTGCAGGCCATCTCTGCCGGCGCTTTCAATCCACAGCTTCCTCCTCCAGTACGCCGCAAGGTGCTCGAACTCTATCAGATGCCTACCGACCTCGATACTTACAGCGGCGATGAGAAGGTCCAGCAAAAAGAGATAGACGGAGTAAAGCAAACGGGCCAGTTCCCGAAGCCCGCTATCTGGCAGAATGATGACGCGCACTTGGATGCTCTGTCGCATTGGGCGAACTCCGATGAGTTTGACCAGCAACCACCGGAAGTTAAAGTGGCAACCAATCAGCATTTCCTCGACCACCTGCAAAATAAGGCTACAAAATTAGCGATTGCTGGTGCGATGCAAGGCACGCATTCGGAAGCTGGCGGTCAACCACAGCAAGGCGGCGGAGCACAGCAAAACCCAAACGATAATCCACAGTTCCGCCAGAATAGGGCACAGCAAGGCGCTGCGGCGAAACCACATTCTCCACAGCCTCCAGGGGGAAATCAGAATCGCACAGGGCGAAGGGGCATGTCAGAATCAGCCCAACAGAAGAGGCGCAATGGCCGCACTCGCTAGAATTTGGCGCTGGCTAAAACAACTCTTCGTGCCATCGGTTGCGAAGCGGACTACTATACCCACGGCGCAAATCAAGTGTCCTTGCTGCGGAGCGGACTATACACTGGCCCTGAAAGCAATTCCCATCAACGCTTCGCAAGCCACGCTAGTTTGCGCAAATCCTCACTGCAAAGAGCAGATGGAACTTTACCCCGATGCTTCATGGGGCTGGCTATGCCCGCATGTAACGCTTAGGCCGAGAGCGACCTGATGGGCGGTCTATTCCCAACGATTCATCCCCCAAGCATCTATAAGCAGGGGAACGCTCCTGACCAGCAAAGCGGGCCTATCTCGCCTCTGCCGTGGACCGATGACCTATGGGTCGATACCGTAAATCACCTAACCAAACGCTGCACGGCCATGAATCCCTACGTGTGGGTATCCATCGAAGGCAGCGGGTCACTGACGCTAGTATTCACCAAAGGCGCTGTAATGCTCAATCCCACGGCACTCAACATCATCACTTGGCAGGCTCCAGTGGCTTGCACGGTAACAAATGTTCGCGCCTATCAGGATGTGGGAACAGGAACGACTTTCAACGCGCGCAAGAACGGTGCATCCAACCATCTCGCATCCGATGGAACGATTACCTCGGCGGGAGCATGGATTGACGGCGGAGCGGTGCAAAATACCGCCTATGTCATTGGCGACAAGCTGGAAGTGATGATTACCGGGGTTTCCGGCTCGCCAAACCAAGTCGCTATTTTGGTTGACTATACGCAGCCATGAGCGTTTAATTCATCGTGAGAAAATGTTTTGCTTGTCCGAGAAAGGCCGAACATGAGATACGCAAAATCAAAATGTGCCAAGAGCATTACCTGGAAGCGCTGGAGCATTGCGCTGACTTTACTTTTTCTTTCGGCCTTATCTATCTCGTCCCTTCAAGCGCAATCAACCCACAGTGTATCGTTATCGTGGACCGCCTCAACCGATTTCGTGTCCGGCGATAGCTACAACGTTTATCGCGGCACAGTGAGCGGAGGTCCGTACACCAAGGTCAACACAGCAGCGATTACCGCCGACACCTTCACCGATTCCAGTGTAAGCGTTGGGACCTACTACTACGTAGCCACGCACGTCAGCGGTACGGCAGAATCGGCGTTCAGCAATGAAGCAAAAGCGGTGCTTCTTCCGCGTGCGCCGACGACATTGGTGGCAACTCCGCAATGAAGGTAGATAATGGCTGATACACTTCCCAACTGTCTTGGCAGAGTTCCTAGAGCAGACCATAACATGCCGGGGTACTGGAAAGTGTTCTGTGCGAACTGCGGAGCGCTAACTTTCTACGCGCAGGTTACGGAACTTCCCGCTGAATACGCCTTCTCGCTTTGCAATGACTGTGTTGAGAAGTATGGCGA